CCTACCACAAGCGTGTTCCTTGAACTTTTGGGAATCAAGGGGGTATTCATAAAGATTGGGAAAAAAGCGCTCCCAATCTTTACAAAACTTCCCCCTTGACACCCAAAAATTCAATTCCCAAATAAAAAAGGCCGTCTGAAAACAAACGACCTTTTCTGTTAGTTTGAGCCAACCACACCGCCATTCTGACCAAATTCTTTGCCAGCTTCGACATAGCCGTCATACATCAGATTCTGCTGAGACTTTCCGCCCATAACTAAGACTGAAGAATCAGGTTTACTGACAGATGGTTTCTCAACAACTTCAGAATTTGATAATTCGTTCCGTTTTTCCTTATACGGATTAAAGGGGAGACCGTTTTTTACATATTCATTACAGGTTTTCTTGTCAATTTCCTTAATTGCCGACCCTTGCGATGAATAGCAAGAGCACCCCGAATTTCCGCCAGAAATACACGCCACAGGGTATTCCAACTGCTTGACTTGGCGAACATTATCATAAATCGGTTTTGATTCTACAAGCCCGTCAACAGTAGGTTTTAGCATTTCTTCAGTCAAATGCCTATCTTCCCTGCTTGCAAGCTGTTGACCAACCGAGCCACCAACATTTTGCGAGCTTTTGACGGCCATACGATGGAAATCTTGAGGGGGAGGGCTTTCTATTTGAGACATAGGCAAATTTTGATTATTTGCTACAATCTCTTCTTTTTGCCCCAAGCCTGTCAGCAATTTATAGCCCATAAAGGACGAAATGCCCAACACTAAAAAGGCAATCGGAATAATATATAGAACCCTACTTTTCGGAGTTTTGACTTTAGTGTGTATTTCTGCCGACTTGTAAAGGCCAAATGACTTTTTGTCGAATTTATAGACTTCAGGTCTAGCATTTTTCATACCAGTTTTAGGATTATTTTCACAGTAATCCCAAAAATAACGCATTCTAACGCCAAGTGGTGTTTTGTGGATGTGATAATGCGCCCCAACCAAGTCGCGAACCTGCTTATCAATTCGACCTGGCATTTGAGTAATCAATATAATATCTACCCCTGAATGTCTGTGCACATGAAGCCATTCTACAATCTCTGGAGTTTTTGAACCGGCGGAACGTGGCGGGAAAATATTCTGAGCTTCATCAATGACTACGACTGAGCCGTTATTTTCTGGCCATTTGAGCCAAACGTGCATGTCTTGGATTGTATGGCCATCGGGGATAGGCTCGGTTGGAATCGTCAATTCAGGGATACCGTGAATAAATATTTTCCGACCAGCCCATTCTTTATCTACTTTTTTTGCCAAATCTGAGACGGCCATTAGTGTCTTGCCAGAGCCTGGAACGCCAGTAATTAAAGTAATCATTTCAAAACCTCTATTTAATAAATTTTAACGAACGATATGAAGCCCAAATTCCGAATGAAAAAGAAAATCCGCCAAATATGACGTTCAACGCTTCGGGAATGCCAGCGAGACCCAAAAGCCCGACCAAATCAGCAGGCATGGCGAAATAATTGGTTTTTATGTAATCCAAAATTCCATCAAAAGCAAAACCCAACCCCTCATACGAAACAAGCGAGACGCCTAAACCTACAAGAACCTGAAAAAAAAGTGTCTTTAAAGATGGCAGAAAAGTAACCAAAAGCCTGCCCAAGTAAGACATCAGTACGCGTAAAAGACCAGCAAGAAAAGCAGGCATTTTTTATCCTCTACCACTAAAAGCTTTAAAAACCAACATTGCCGAAATAAAATAAGCCATAAAAATAAAAACATAGCGCAATTTTTCGACGGCCATACAGACATAAGACATCGGAAGCTGATGAGTTCCGAATTGCCCAAAATCTAAAGTTATATCTTGAGGACATGCGCCACCTGTACTAAATGCTGATGACGGCTTAAATGTGCCAAAATCGCCATTTGATTTAAGACCGCCCCAGTCAGGCTCGCCATCTCCATTACCAAAAGGAGAATCAGGCATTTCAGGCAACTCCGAATCTTGGCCACCACCACCACCGCCTGAACCATTCGTTCCACTTGTTCCACTTCCGCCTGTCGTTTCACTTCCACCGCTTCCGCCAGTCGTTCCACTTCCACCGCTTCCGCCAGTCGTTCCACTTCCACCACTTCCGCCTGTCGTTCCATCTTGACCGCCACCGCCACCATTTCCGCCCCCTTGCTTACCGCTGTCGGGCGTTGTGGCGTGGTCAGCTCCGCTTCGACCACCGCCACCACCGCCCCCAGCGGATGAGCCATTAGGGCTTGATGATTGTGCGTCTTGTTTATTTGAAGAACTCGAAGAGCCAGTAGAGCCGACAGTTGAAATTTCTGTTTTCGGTTTGTGTTTATAAGTGCAGACTACTGAAAATGTACCGTTAGATTTCTTGCCAAAGGTCATATTTGAACCCGGGCCACAATCCCCATCCTGTGAAGATACTTTATAAGTACTAATACTGGCGGAACCTAAAGGCCTACCACCAGAACTATCAGGCTCATAAACCTGACAAAACGTCCCCCCGCTAAAATGCTCTTGCATTCTCATTGCCCAACCATTAGAAGTAGTACCAGTACACGCACCTTCTAAAGTATCTGAAACAGCTCCTGTATCATCGTTTACATAAATATCTTCAACTTTTCTACCAGAACTTCCGCCACCGCCATGACTTCCACCACCGCCACCGCCTGAGCTTCCGCCACCGCCTGAGCTTCCGCCACCGCCATGGCTTCCACCACCGCCATTGCTTCCGCCACCGCCATGGCTTCCACCACCGCCATTGCTTCCGCCACCGCCATGGCTTCCACCACCGCCACCATTACCATTCGTTCCGTTATTTTTATTTTTTTCCTTTTCTTCTTCCTGACGTCTTTGCTGTTCTTTCTTTACTTGGATTTCTCTCAATAGCTTTTGGTATTCGTTTTCATCTTCCAAAGCCTTTTTTAGCTTCTCCTTTTCGATTCCAAGCTTTTTTGCGTTTTCGGCCACGTCCTTTTCACCCATACTTATTTTTTTATTCCCCGAATTATTGGGCAATACATCTTCAATATCAAAGACTTGCATTTCCTGTTTTTTACCCTTTGAACCTTGATACTCAGTTCTATAAAGACACTGGTCTAGGACACAGGCAACTTTTGTTATTGTGGTAATGTGCGTGATACCTGTTTTTTTATCCAAAATGCCTATTTGTTTCGGCTCCCATAGACTTGTCATATCATTGAGGCGTTTATCAGTTCTAAATCCCCAAGTAACATCTCCGACTTTTGCAGTATCTGCAAATGACGGAACAGGAAATAAAAAAGCGACCGCCATTACTGCGACCGCTAGAAAATTTTTTCTCATAACTTACCCCTTAAACAAAAAAATCAAAGACAAAGTTGCTAAAAAACCAACGAAAAACGGAAAATCAGTTACCATCTGAAACACCTGACGAATTAATAAAACGAGCTACAACCCTAAAACAAAACATAATCACAAAAACCAAAACAAATGGCGTTGCAATCTGAGAACCATAGCCCATCTGTTCTAAAATCGAACATTCAGGAAAATTTAAAACTACCTTTTCAGGCCCAACAAACCAGTCTTTCCCCTGTTTACGAGGGGCTATCAAATAGCCCTCAGAATGCAAAACGGGGACAATTTGGGAAACAACATAATCAGTCGCTGTTTCATTAGTCTGAAAGCATTGCAACCCTACACGCGCACCCATATTGCCCCCAGTTTCTTAACCGCGCAGGAAGCTTGAAACCAAACGGAAAGCTTTAATAAGCACGTACACGCCAATCAAAGCAACACCCACAGCAGTTACTACCGGAGCAACCTTTGCAAGTTCACCCGTAATACTGGCAGACACATCGCCAATACCTTCGGCCATAGTCAAAGCAGAAGCGGTTGCCAGAGTTGCGCCAACGGCGACTTTTTTCAGATTTGCGAGTTTCATAGTTTTACCTCAAAAATTAATAAAATTCCGCTTTCGGGGGCAAGCGGACAGCCCTAAAATTATTTCTGCGGATTGCTTTCTTTTTTGATATTCACAGGCTGGATGTCAACAATCACGTTTTGAACGCGATTACCGTTAGTCTGTACTTCAATATCGATTTCCGCTTCAAACGGCAATGGAATGCCGTTGAATTTTTCAAAATTTTCAGAAGTACCGAATTTCATCGGCTCGGTTGCTGAGCCACGCATATCAGCGTTATCACGCGCAAATGGAAACTCGACATAAACCGTTGTCGAATCATAGGCCTTGCCTGTATCGTTCATCACGCCTTTGGAACGTTTCAAGCCTTGCACCTTAGCGAACATTTTCATTTTTAAAACTACCTTCCTGCCTTTTTAGGCTTTAGTGATTTAAATAGATTTCTCTATCTTCCAAAACCATGCCGTAATCATCAATCAATTCCAACTCAATAGAATCTTTATATTCGTCATGGATAAATTCTAAATACCGCTTATCTTGCAGAGCATAAGACGCGGGATTTACTCTTTCTGGCAACGAGCCATCTTTTCTTTTAAGGCATTCAACAATTTCCGAATCCGACATTCCCAGTTGCAACATCATATTAATTGCACGGCCTGCCTGATTACTTGCGACTTCCTTAACTCTTTCTATTGAAATCTCAAGTCTTTTTAATGCTGAAACCGTTCTTTCCGTTGAACCTTTTTCCTGAAATTTCTCGCATATCGGAAATGCGCCACCCCAAAACTGACCGGGGAAAAGAAGAATATCTAAAGGAAGAATACAATTCCGACCCATGAATTGAAGCTCAAATCGGCACCAATTAACGCCTGAAACGTCACCTTGCTCTTTAGCTTTGTCATAAATTCGCGCATAACATGATGACTGTTTAGAGCCTATGCCCAACGTCTTACCTGTATTCGTATCATTCAACCAATCAGACCCAATTTGCGAAACCAAAGGTTTTTTTCCGCGCTTATTAAACTCTCCATTGTTATAGGAAACCCAAGCAGAATCGGGCGAAATTTCGCATTCGAAAAAATCTTTTGCTATATCACAACGCGTTATTTTGGGATTTTTCGCAAACATCAAAAATTTATATAACCGCTTTTCCCAGCCGTCTAAAGCAACATTGCAACCTTTACCGCTCAACTCAATCAAAAGGGTGTCATTCTGACCGCCGATATAGACTTGACCATACAGAACGCCATCAACCGAAATTTCCCATCGTTGTCCATAAAATCGACCCTTTCCGACCGGAGCAGGGGACGACACGCCGAACCCAAATATAAACTCTGAAATTTCCGACCAATTCCTTATAACGTCATAGTCAGAAATCGGCGTTGAGATTCCTACTTGCTTACCGTCAACACAAAAACCAGTCACTGACGATTCGTGGAAAGTGAAGCTCAGCGTATCAATAAAAGCCGAGTTACCCAGCCCCTTACGAAGAGGAACGGCTTTAATATTGCCGTCATAGTCAATAACGTACTTTTCATAACGTTCGTATTCTTGAGCTTCGCAGTAACTGTCTGAATCTCGACCCCCCCTGTTAGATAGGGGGGGGGCATAAGCCCCAGAGGTTTTAAGCTGTTCAATCTTTCTCATTTAGCAACCCCAAATCCTCTTTTTCCAAGCCATAAGAAACAGGAATTGCAATACCAGCAACAACCCAGACTTCCGCACGAGAAACAGCAAGAACTTGAGAGCAATCATGAAAATATAACGTATTCAACAAAACGTTATTTTCACGACATTCAACGCGCCATCCTGCCTCTTCTTGAATCACTTTTGCACTACGCTTTTTCATGTTTTGACCTTTTTACAACACATAACTGTTATTTGCATTCATGCATGCATTTTTGGCATTGTATTCATGTATGCAAATATGCACAATACAAATATGCTTGTTAACAAGTAACGCCTTGTTTTATATTGCATAAAAGTTTTAGGAAAAATGACGCATGAAATCACTGAGAATCAAAGAAGAGCAGGAAGAGAGCATTAGACGGCTTGCCATCAATGCCAATAAGAAACTGATACAGCTTGGGCGCGAACCGCTGAAAGACAGCGAGCTTGCCCATATACTTCTAAACGAAGCAATCAAACGCGCCTACATCGGCGAAGACGGCGAAATCACGATTAAGAAATAATGAAATCCTTAAAAAATCTATTGCTTATTTCAATAGGCTTTTCAATCGGTTATTTCACTGGATTCATACAAGGGGAATCAAAGGCAATTGAATGCCTAAAGACCCAAAAACCGACAGAGCTAAACTTATACTGTCTTTTTTCTTCCCCCAACGTCGAATTTATCGAACTGGACAAACTCGAAGAAACAAACCTACAAAATAAGGAGCAAACGCTCAAATAGAGAGCGTTTGCTCATTGAATTAAAATAAGCCCCGGAAAGGGGCTTATCATGGCAACACAATCTGAACTCATCGACCAAATCAAAGACAGGCTTTTTATACTGTCTGACTATGCTTTATCTCAACGCTGGCAAGTAGAGCCGACCCGAATCAGCCAATACCGACGCGACCGTCTGCGACTTCCTATTCGGTTTATTGAGGACATTGCCGAACAAATCGGCATTGACGCGCTATCACTTATAAAAATGCTTGATACGGCGCGACTTACCAAGCAAAACAAGGACGCCTCAAAAATCTTATTCTGGCGACCAAACGAAAAAGTCAGACGTTATCCGCCACCATGGGTAGAGCGAAAACACTTTTTCAGACGAAAACGCTAGTTCGCATAATTTGTCGTTTCGTCAAATTTTCCAAAAACTACAAACTCTTTTTGTCTTCGACGACGTTCGCCACGTGGCAGGCGGGCAGGAAATAAAACCCTTTCCTGCCCACCTACCACAAGCGTGTTCCTTGAACTTTTGGGAATCAAGGGGGTATTCATAAAGATTGGGAAAAAAGCGCTCCCAATCTTTACAAAACTTCCCCCTTGA